GGGTTCGGTGACGTGATGCGCGAGGTCGGCGTGCTGGGTCTCCGGGCTGGGTCCACAGGCTAGGTCGCCGAATCAACCCATGAGGGCTAGACGGTCGAGCGTCCTGAAAGAGCGTCCCGGCTGAGCGTCACGGCTCGAGCGGCGCTAATGAACTGCTACGAATCAGGCGATTCGCGGCAAGTGGCGAATGTCGTCAATGGTGACAACATCAATGCCACGCTTGGCGGACTCGACGATAACGTCGGCCCGAAAATCTGCGCTGGTGTGCGGGTTAGCTCCATAGCCAACAATCGCAACATCTCCGCGGTGAATGTCGTACTTGTCGATGCGGTACTCGGTGTAATCCGGCGACCACCGGCCCAACTCGATACGGAACATGAACGACATCTCATCGATCAGTCGCGACTCGATCTTCGACCGAATGTAAGCCACGTCATGATCGTTCTGGTCAAGTTCGGGCGCATCCACCTCGAGACCTTCGTCCGACTCACGCAACATCAGAGTGCCGGTAGTCGTGCGTGCAATACGGCGAAGCGACTGATGCTGCAACACCAACGGCACATCAAGATCAGCACGAGCCAGAGATTCAGCACCCGCCCCAGCAGACACAATCTCTGTGTATGGGCCGAACATGTCCCACATCTCGTAGGCCCGCTCGTAAGCGGATGCGACACCGTGGAAGTTCAACAGACCACTGTCGCCAACCGCACGCATCTGAATGGTCGCACGAGCAGGCATACCAGCAGGGCCGCCAATGCCGGCGCCCGCGCCACGGCGCTGTGACGGGCGGTCCGTGGGGCGCACGATCGCTCCCCCCCGCTCCTTCGCCGCACCCGCAATGCGCTCAAGCATCTCGTCGTTCATGGTCAGCTCCCCGCTGTTTGCGGCTGATTCGGCGTGCGAGCGCCGAACAGCCTATCGAACTGGGCATAATCAGCCTCGGTCAGAGGCATTTGGTCTTCGAGTTTCCGAACCTCGTCAGGGGCGATCGTGCGTGAGTCGATGCGCATCTTGAACAGTTCGGCGCGCATCTTGTCATCCATCGCAAGCACCGCGGAACGGTTCAACTTCACGAACTGTCCGTTCGGGGTCAGCCGAGAAAGAGCATCCTCACGACGCTTCACCGCACCACCAAGATTCATCACCAACAATTGAAGGTTGCGCTGAGTGATGTTGGCGTAGGTGATAGAGCCGCCACCCTGAGTGACAACATCGAGCATGTCAGCAGGCACACCCATGAAACGGCACAAGTCCGTATCCGTGTACTGCATCTGCTCAATGAACGCCGCCTCGGAAGCCTTCGCCGCAATCGGCTCATACTCCCAATCCTTGCCAACCGTGAACACGTCACCGTTACCGACACTCTCCTTGAACCGCGCCTTCGCGGAAGCCGCCGCCTCCGGGGTGATTGTCTTCTCCGCATTACGGAGAATCGCCTTCGGAACCGCACCGTTCTGAAACCAATCCACCGCGAACTCCTGCGCCGACAATCCAGCAGACAACTGCAAGGCGGCATGCGCGATCGGCGACAGCCCGATAGGGATGCCAGCCGCAGTGAACTGACGCTCATGCCAAATGAACTCCGGCTTGATTCGCTCACCCGAAACCCGATACTCCGTGATTTTGGAACCCTTCACGGTGAATGCAACCTTGTCAGGATCTACCGGCTCAATCACCGAAGGTTTCCCCATCCCATCACGTGCGAGGACGAGACCGACGAGGTTGCCCGTACGGTCGAGCGCCGACTGGGTGGAATACATCCACTCACCAATCGACATCGGCTGACCCTCAGCTACTTCGCACGGGAACTGCAACACGGCAGGCTTAGCCACTTCCGCAGCCACTCCATCACGGCGACGGAACACATCCACAGGCATCAGCGAGACAAGATCAGCGCGAAGGCGCGTCGCACCCCACACGACCGAGTGACGCAACGCCCGCTTGTTGGTGACAAGAGCGCCCTTGCCACCCCAACCGATGCTAGAGATCAGCGACGTGCTCTCTGAGGAGCGAGAGAAGAGAATGCTCACCGCTTCCCCTTCCAAGTAATCAGGGCAGACATGCCAATCAACCCCAGACCTGCCACCGCAAGCCCAGCCGCAATCGACCACGCCATAACCGCCACCGTAACCGCCGAAACGAGCAGCAACATGCCCATCAGCTCGAGCAAAGTAGTAACCACGTCGAGCCCCCTACAGGTCTAAAAGAATGAATCGTCCACGTCATAATCCGGTGTAGAACGATGCGCCCACCACGCAGCAGTCACCGCCCGCAAAGTCGTGATATCCACCGACGACTTCTCCTGAGCCCACACGAACCCATTACCCGACTTCCGAGTACCAGCACCAGCAACCGCCACATTCAGCACATCGAAGTCAGCCGTGACAACATGCAACACGTCACCGTTCACATTCGCCGACGCGAACCCGACCGCACCATTACGCATGTCCGTCAAGTTCAGCTTCACCACGGTCACACCCGCATCCTCCAACAGAGGAATCAGACTACCGTTGCCGTCACCATACGCATCGACCACCACCGACGCGAGCGCATTCCGCTTCAACACAGCCAACACCTCATCGACGATGAGCTGCGCAGGCCACATCTTCCCCACACCGAACTCGTACGCCGCAATATCAACGACGTCCACCGGCACACCATCACGCAACGTCGAACCAGCAACACCGATCGCGAACGCCTGCTCGAGACCGGTACGGAAATCAACCGCCACCACCGGATTCATGACCTCCACAGGCGGGCAACCATTCAACGACCACGACGACGACGGGATCTTCGACGACAGACCCGTCTCCTCATCCCAAATGCCGAGCGCCTCACGCCGCCACGAATCATCATTCGTCAACTGTTCCCGCAGGCGCCGCACCGAAACCTCCGGCGTCCTATGCGGATAAGACGGATTCGCTAACCGAACCTGATCACGATCATTGATATCAGGCCCACCACGATGCCCCGTAGACGGATCAGCCGAACACTCGACATACACAGACTCACCACCAACAGCAAGCCCACCAAAGTCAGCAACCCCAACCGACGACTTCACAGCCAACGCCTTCGCACGACGCGCCGTGAACTCCTCACCCTCATCAGTCGGACGCGGCGGCGTACCCATGAAGAACAACAACGCACCGAACGCCCACCGTGACTGATTCGTCGCCGCCACCATGTCATCCAACGCATTCGACGTCAGCCGTTGAGCCTCATCGAAAACCTCAATGTCAACCTCATCGAAACCAAGACCGAAGCCATGCTCTCGAGCGCCGAACATGATCACCGACCCGTTACGGAAACGAATCTCCTGCTCACCATTCGTAGACCGCACACCCTCCGGCCCCGGCAGAATGTACTTACTCAACCCCTTCGACCGAGTGAGCGCCTTCATCTTCCGAAACGTCTGCGTCGACAACCGAGCACGATGCGCAGTCCACAACACCGTCAAACTCGGAAACATCGAACACAACGCCAAAACGATGACCATCGTCATAAACGTCTTCGCCACCTGACGCGGAATCGACAAAATGATGCCACCCACAGTCGCCGCGAACTGCCCAGCCGCAGTCACACCTAACTCAAGCTGCGCCAGACCGTCCTGCCACCGATCGAACTCAAAACCGAACTCACGCACCCGCTCCTCAACACCCGACTGCCCATCCCAGCCAAGCCACAACGACCGCTCAATACCAGCCGGCACAACAATATGACGTGCTACATCAGACAGCCGAAGCGTCGAACGATCTACGTCCACCCTGCTCACCGTCGACACCACGATCACCATCCTCAGCAGAGTCAATGGCACGAATCAACCGATCGAGCTCACGCAACTCCTTATACGCCGACGCAATCGAATTAGACGCCAACTCACCATCATCCAACTTCTTCGCCAACGCGCGCCGCATCGACGCCAACACATCCCGACTCGACCCCTCAAGAGCATCCGAAATCCTCGCATACACACGCCTCTGCACAGCCCGCTCATCAGCAGCAACCGCACGCAAATGCGCCGCCTTCGAACTACCAGCCACAACACAC